CGGCAGTTACGCGGGAGTCTCTAGGGCGGTATAGACCACGATGTTCCCGGACATCAGCGGCGCGAGCCACGTCGATAGCACCATGAGCCCCGCATTTTGAAGTCTGGAACAGCCGAAGGCGCGGCATAATTCTTGCTCGGGCAAAAGCGGGTATGGCGCATTCGACCCGCCGCCGTGAATCATCAGCGCCGACCGGCCGTACTGTGCAAGCTGACCGATGGGTGCTTCGATGCCGCCGATGGTCGCGGTCATGCCGGTGAACGTGCCGTCACCCGCCGCATCGAGCGCGGCGCAGTCCGCAGTAGAAAAGTCGTTGATCGGGATTTGACCGAAGCCTTCGCTGTCGATCGGCTCGCCGAACATGTCGAGCGCGCCCAAGGTGTAGTGCCCAATCGGCATCCAGCACGCGTGCCCCCACGGTGGCGCGGGCGGCGTGTCGTCGTCAGAGACGCCATGATTCCCCCAAGCATCGGTGCCAAGCGCAAAGCTATTCCACAGCGAATGGCTGCGGTCGTAGACTTCGAGCTTGTTTGCGCTTCTGCGACCGATGAGGTGGAGAATCTTACATCCCTTTCTTTTTCCGCATCTTCTTGACGGCGTTCTTGGGCATCTTGGGTGCGTTGCCCATCTTCTTGCCGAACGGCATCTTGCCGCCCTTACCCATCTTGGGCTTCGCGGATTTCTTGCCGCCGCTCTTCTTTGCGCGCGCCATCTTCGGCGCCATCTTCTTCATCTTTTTGACTTTAGGCATCTTCATGGTTTGTGCAATCCTCGAACTTTTGGTTGTCCACATTCACGGGACCCTGGTATAGATGACCGCGATGTCTCCGGTCGCCGAATCGGCCGTCGCAACGACGCGCAGAGCGACCCACGGCTCGGGGCTAAACAGCGACACTCCCAATGCGGTCAGCGGATTAGCCCAGGCGTAGGAATCGGGCGACGCATCCTCGCTACTTGGCGCTGCAATAGGAACCCACGAGGTCGTGGGAAACGTGAAGTTTTTCGGTGCGAATTCTACCGGGAACTTGTTGGCCTGATAGAGCGCGCGGATGTCGTGCGTGCCGTAACACACCACCGACCACCCGGTAATTGCAGCGGTGTTGGCTACAATCTGAAGGCTCGTCTTGGAGAAGAACGCGCCCTCGGCTCCAACGATGCCCGAGTCATACGCTCCGCCGGTCGTCGCACCGACGTACAACGCCTGTGCGTTGACGTAGTTCAAACCTGCGCCGCTACCAGAGAACAATTGCAGGTCGAAGTCCGGGAAGCCCACTAGGGCTTGCTGGCGTATTCTAGCGAGGTTTGCTTCTCGCATCAGGTTACCAACTGTAGCAAGGAATGGCCCGATCGTTCGCGGGCTTTTGATCCACCGTTTGCGTCAGCAGTGTTACGCACAGGCCCGTGATCGAACCCGTGCTCGCGGTTGTCACACCGCGTAGCGACAGCACCGTGCCCGCGGCGTAGACCGTATCCCAGTTGGTGGTCGGCTGCACGCACGACCCGCCTCCGGTGCCAGCCGATGCGTTGGTGAACGTCGCCGCGTCAATCGGCACGTCCGTAGCGAACAGGCAATCACCCGCCGCCGCGAACTGCGTTGGGTAGCCGATCAGCCCGGAGTTATCACCGGGTCCAACCATCTGGCCTTGCCCCGCGGTATGCAGCACGTGCGCGACGCCCACGCCTTGGCCGAACGGCGTCGCCGACGTGTTGAACGCGGCGTTCGGCGTTGAGGCCGCGGGGTTGTAGTCACCCGACGACTCGACGACGATTTGCAGCGTCTCGGTTCCATTGAAGAGGTCCGACGTTTCATAAGCAAAGGCGACCTTGGGAATCTTCATCGCTTGCGGCAGAACGACCGAGCCGCCGATCGTCGTGCCGGTCAGCCCGGCTCCCAGCGTTGCGTTCTGCACCAGCGGCAGCGGCGCGAGCGTATCGAACCCCCACGCCTGTACCGACAGGTGCGTTTTGGATTTGATCCATGCGGCGATATTGGCCGCGAGCGACTGATACGGGTTTACGCTCATACGCGCGCCCTAGACCGAGTACGGTCCCGCGCCAGCCGAGGCGTTGAGACCTCTCCAGTCGCGAGCAAGCCACAGCGCCCGGAAGCGGATCGCGATGTTCCACGAGAGCGTGGCCGGTTCGAACCAGGCCCGCAGGTGATTGCGGAACTGGAAGGACACGATCAGCGACTGACCGCTCTTGGGATCGACGCCTTGCGGCGAAGCCGAGAGATACCACGCGTACGGGTTGGTCAGATACTGGTCGGCGATGACTTCCTGCACGCCGTACTGCACGTTGGTCCGGTTGTCCGCCGAGGACGGCGCGTTGACCGACCCGACGATTTCCTTGGCGACCTTCTCCAGGAACGGATGCACCACGAAGTAGAGCGGAATGCGGTTGGACGGCAGGCCGCGGTCGGAGCGCAGTAAGCTCATGTTGAGCAGCGCGTCCTGCAGGGATTCGGCCGTCGGCGCCACGTTGCCGATCAGGTTCGAATAGGTCTGATTGATCGCCGACATCGGCCCGGCGCCACCCGGGATCGGTGCGAGCAGATGATTTGCGGAGAACAACGGCTGACCGTCGCTCATCGGGAAGTCGGGATCGAATCCGAAGTTGATGACCGAGTGGATGTAGGTGTCTTCCGTCACCCGCTCGGAATCGACGAGCATCGGCGCGGCCTTGCCCATCATGTCGTAGGGGTCTTCGTACTGCGCTTCGTGCGAGACCGACGTCATCAGCGCGAAGGTTTGGAACTCCGCGTGAGACGGGATCAGTTCGAGGGGCAGGTCGAAGGCCGGCGGTGCGCCTTCGAACTTGGGCTGCAAGAGCCCGAGCTCGGCGTAGCTGCCAAAGTCCATGTACGACTGGTCGCGCGGGGGTTCGGCTTGCGCAAACAGCTTGGGCCAGAACGGGGGCTCTTCGAGCGCCCGGTTGGAAACGATGGCCGCGAGTCGGTGTGACTGCGCGACGGCAGAGCTTTTAGTGGTCCAGGTACCACTTCCGAAGGAACCTCCACTTGCCATTAGATCAGCCCTCCGATGAAGTGCCCAACGATCGGCACGCCGGTATCATAGAGGCCGCCGACCGGATTGTAGGGACCGGGCAGGCCACCGTACTTGCCGTCGATGACGAAAATGGAGTTGCTCTGGGCCGTGTCGAGGTAGAAGCAGTTGTAGGTCGTCGAGAAGACGATGCCGCCGGTCTGGCCGATCATGCCGGGGTTCCAGGCCTGCAGCAGCGACATGACCACCGGAACCTCTTGCAGCTTCGTCACTGAGGCGAAGTACTGTTCGAGCAACGACTGGCTGCCCGAGAGGCCCTGGTCAACGCCGAAGAGCGAGCGCCAGTTGTATCCGGCACCCAGGAAGGCGCCGGCGGCCTGGGCGTAGCCCGTGCTAACGTCGTTGTTGGCGTAGCCGATGATCCCCGAGGCGGGGTCGTTGGCGCAGCGGTTGACGCCGATGTTGTTGGTCAGCGGGTAGGCCGGGATAGTGGCCGCGGAGCCCAGGGCGGTCGAAGCGACCTGCAGCCATTGGAATCCGGGCAACGGCCCGACGTAGAGCGCAAAGTGCGTCGCGGCAACTGGGTAGTTCCCGTCCGCGGGCACCTCGACCGTAGCGTTGAACGCGTTGGCGTTGGTGATCGGCCCTATATTGTAGGGGAGCGACTCGATGACGCCCACGCCGCCTGTCCCCAGGAGCGTGTACCACGCGAACAGGGTGTGGGAGGTGTTAGCCGATGAGCCGGAGCCCGACGTATTGATGACCGGGGCGCTGGTCGGCTGGAAAGCAATGAGGGAGCCGGCGGGCGTCGGGACGGTAATCAGGCCAGTGGTTTTGCTCTGCAGAAAATCGCCCCGGTAGAAAAGAGCACCGGGGGCTTCTGGGTAAGCGGTTTCTGGCTGATACTCGGACCCGAACTGCAGCCCTAGGGCCGGACGGACGTAAGGATAAGCTGCCATTACCCTTATGTGTAGCATGGGATGGGGCGTTACTGAACGCCCCCGTGTAGCGTAGGGCGGTTAGTGTGTGATCGGGTGGCGCTTTTCGGTCGAGACGTCTTGGCGCTGGGTGATCCGAATGTCGGCGTCCTGGAAGTCCTCGCCTTGGCGGTTGTAGAACTCCTCGGCGGTCGCGCGGAACTTCGGCTTGAGCCCCGCCAGGTCGGAGAACGTTCGGTCAACCGGCTCCTGGAACCACTCGTACGCCACCTTAGGCGGCACCTCAAAGAGCTGGTAGTCGCCGCACGCGACGAATCCCGTCACCTCTTTGACCTCGCCGTTCTGCTCGTAGGTCGCCCCGGCGTACTGATAGACGTTCTCGACCCCTTCGGCGTTGGGATCGACCCGGTCGAACTCCACCGGGATGAGCTTGCCGGTGCGGACCAGGCCTTCGGTCGAATGCTTAGGGTCGTCGCGCGGGCGCCAGCAGTAGGCGCAGCGTGGGTCGGCGTCGACCAGCAGCTTCTCCGGCTCGGCCATCACGAACACCTTGACGTTGACCGAGTGCTTGAACCCGCGCCAGGCGCGCGCGTCCACGGCCAGCCCGCCGGGGAGGATCGCCGTCTCGATCCCCTGCTTCATCAGTTGCTTGCCGATGTACTTTTGCGCCTCGATCCAGTTGCGGTCGTTCATATGGATCGCCGGGCGTTGGATTTCACTCATTAGATCGCGGCCCT